TTAAATACATTACCATATTCATCTATTGTATATTTTTCTTCAAATCCTATAACCGGTTTTATAATCATAATTTACCTCATATATAAATAATATTATATATTATTTATTTATAAAGTAATTTTTAATTATATTTTTGAATTTAGATTATTAGCTGCTATATTTTGGCTTGTTAATAAAGACTTAGGATTTAACCATATCTTCATCCAAACTATTTCTTTCTGATTTCTCAACATTCACGTTTGCCTTTTCAAGCTGCGTTGTAGTAAGTTTGGCTCTTAACCAGTAAGTCATAGCATTTAACACTGAAATCATAGCAGATTACTCTACCAGATGAGACTTTAGTTGCTCCATTATTTTCGATATTTACAATTGCATTCTTAGCATAATTAGTTACAAATTGATATATAAGATCTGCTAATTCTGGCATAGTAATAAAATTACTTCTAAATGTAGCAATAACTTTTGTAGTCTCTGAATCAATTACTGTTATTGCAGAAGCATCTTTGTGTATACCAGAAGATACATCAACTCCAATAATTGGAGGATATGTAGATCCTAATGGTATACTATCCCAGAATTTCATCTGGAATTGTCCAGCCTTACCAAAGAATAAAGTATATTTAGGCTCATCTTTAACCATAGATCCAATCATTTCAAGATCTTCTCTATTAAATGGATTATTATCAGCCATTTTAGCCCATTCAATTAATACTTCTCTTCTTAGTTTTCCCCAGTCTCCTTCAAACAATTGTGCCATCTTATCAAAATATGCAGCCCCTTGTCCAAGCATTTGATATGTATATCTTATATTCATAAAGCTAGACTGAGTATTAGATTTAATAAGAGCTATTAATTTATCATAAGAATAGTCATAATATGCTTCATTCCATTGAGTAGCATTTTCTGTAATTCTATATGCAAACTGTCCTTCTTTAGTAGTAAGATCTCCAGGAGTTGTAGTAATAAGCATTCCATATGGGGCATTATTTCTTTTAGCATTTTCTGATGCTGTAGAGAAAGCAGGTGCAGCTGCTGTATATACTATATCATTATATGGTAAGAAAGCAAACTCATCAAAATATAAAAGAGGTACAGTTGCACCTCTTCCTGCACCATCTGCAAGAGAAGGTGTTCTAGCACCAGGAAGAGTAGATATAAGATTCTTATTAATTGGATTTTGAAGAGTTTCTGCTGTATTAGGAACTCTTATTTGCTTACCATCTCTTCCTATAACAGATTCCATACGTAAATAATCTGGAAGGGCTGATCGAAGATTCTTAAGAGTACGTAAATTAGATTTAGAATCGTCATGCTTTTTATTAGCAAACATAATTCTTGAGTTAGTAGTGCCGAAATTAAAGCACCAAAGATACCAAAGAAGAGCACTTACTGTCTTGCCTTGCTGCCTAGGCATACAGACAAACTGATTTATATTATATACAAACATATACGACATTGCAAGGTTAGCTCTTGTAAGTTGATATCTTTTACCAGATCCTGCAGCTCCACCTTCCTCAGGTATTCTAACTACCTGTCTAAGATAGAACCAATAGTTTGATAGGCATTCTTTTAATATTCTAAGTTTCATCTGCCTTGTAAGTGTAGGATCATATGGGTTTACTCCTATTAACCCAGTATCATATATAAGTAAAAAGAATGCATTATTTTTTATTCCTTTAGCTTTTAAAAAATAATGCATTTTTAAAAAACTTTGATTATCTGTATTATAATCATAATGTACTTGTATCGGTATAGATGGATTCTGTATAACAGCCATTAATATACCTCCAATTTATAAATTATTATTATACTGTAAACTTTTTAAAAAGATAAATATTTAATATAAAGGAGAAAATGATGGAATATATTTTAAGTGGTGAATTTGTATCATTAGTACCACGAATTATTATCGAGGCTTTAAAAGATAAATATAATGACATGATTTATAGAACAAAATGTTCAGATCCATTTCGTGCACACAATGTTAGATATGCACAGCAAGGAATAAAAGTATTTTCAGAATGGTTAGAAGAAGGATATGGATTTGAAAGGTTTGCCAGATATTGTTTACGCCCGGAGGTTGGATTTAGAATAGGAGATACCATAGATAGAATAGAAAATGACAAAGATTATGAACCTGGAAATATTAGATTTGTAGATCAAACTACTCAAAATAATAATAAATCTACAAATAAATATTTAATTTTTCCAGATGGATCTAGAATGACTTATAGTGATTGTAGTAAGGTTTTTGGAATTTCTGCACGAAAAATATCAAAAAATGTTAATAAAGGATTTACTGATATTAATCAAATCCTAGAGATTAATAATAGAAATTATGCAGTGCAATGTTTTTATATTATGAATCCTTATACAGATAGACCTATTCTTCAATCTCAAATTGAATCTGATGATAATAATTCTTTTAGATATGCTCTAGATTTTAATTAAATTATTTTATTTTTACAATAGGAGTTTATTATGAATATTTTTGATAACTCAACCCATAAATTTCTTTTTTATTTTTTATTTTTTAGTATTATTGTATTACTTTTTATTTTTAAATCTAGATTAGAATATCATAAAGCAAAGGCTCATATTATGAAAGAAAGTTCTTCTCGTATTGCTTCTGATAAAGATTTCATTTATTGTATTATTAATTATATTATAAATTCTTCTTTTATTAAAGATCTTTTAGATTCTGGTACTTATTCATCTTTTGATCTTTTTTATGATATAGTAAAAGAATCTCTTATTTCTCAATTTAAAAATGATTATGATTTGCATATAGAATTTATTCCTAATACTACATTAGAAAATCCTCTTACTTATCTTTATAGATTTCCATATTTTAATACTTTTGATTCTAAACTTAATGTATTTAAAGAGGCTATTAATTCTCTTGAAATTGAAAATGAATTATTAAGAATGTATTCTTCTAAATTTGAAGAAGGGATTAAAGAAGCAGAAGAAATAGAAAAAGAAGCTATTGCTTATCATAAAACCTTTGGTAATGAGCCTTCTGGAGATCCTAAACTTCATCCTAGAGATAATTCTTATGATTCTGAAAATATCTCAGATACTGAAGAGAGTGTTAACGAGGATGAGTTATTTGATAAATTATTATCTTCTGGTACTGTAGAAGAATTCGAAGATAATAACTTAAAAGAATTTTAAAAAAATAAAAAATAAAGGAGAGCAGATTTTACTCTGCTCTCCTAAATTTTATTCTTCTACATTCTTGCCGCAAATTGGACAATAACTTGCTACACATTGTCCCAATTTAAGTTCTGAATCAGAACTTGAAAAGTAGGCAATTAAAGTTTTTGTCCAACCTTTAGATGAATCACAACATGGGCACTTACCATTACCAAAAAAAGTCTTTAAGATTTTTGGTCTTTTGGAAAACTTTTTAGCTTTTCTAATTCTAGCAATAGAAACTTCTGATATAGAAAGAACAGAAACATCCGTTTCTGAATTATGTGCACAACTAAAGCATAATCTATTATGCCCTAAATCATCACATTCATCACAATGTCCTTCTGCTCTTCTATCAAAAAGTTCTCTGTATAGAGGATTAACTTTCTCCAACTGAAACCTTGCCTCTTTATCAGCTGGAATATAATTGGTCATTTCTTAATTTTTCCTTTCTCCTCATCACTAGTAATAGCAACAAAGAGATTAATATCTCCATCAGATGGTATCATCTTTTTATCAAGGATTAATCTTAAATGAGCAACACCAGAAGAATTTAACATTCTCTCAAGTTCAGTTTTAGAAATATAAAATAAGACAGGGTTTTCAGCAGCTGAGCCTTTGTGATTATCTCTTGCATTAATCATCAAGCACATCTTTGAATAATCTACAACCTTAGCTGCCTTATTGATGGTGCTTATGCGTCCGTTACACTGTTTTCCACAAATAGTACAAAATCCATCATTAATGCATTCATAATAGCAGCAATTAGCAGTCTGTTCTTCTTTTTCAATATCATTCTGTTCTTCACTATACATTTTTTTCAACTTCTCCATTTCAATTTCTACTGCATTGGTACTCTTTACATCATTCATTTTCATTTCTTCCATCATTATTTCCTCCTTTGTTTTTATATGATGAAAATTTAATAAAAGACTGGAGATTAAATCCCCAGCCTTTTACACCACTCTTTGTAATAACCCCAAACTAAATTTGACCCTTTATTAGTCCCTTGGGTTTTATGTCTACCTGTATTATAGCTATAGTATGCGTTCTGGGATATTCCCCAATTATTAACACATATATTCATTTCTTCCATTCCAGCTCTAATACAGATATAATCATTATATTGTAATTCATCACAGGTTAAATTATCTAGATTATAAGAACTAATTAACCCTTTTTGCTTAAGATCTTTCCAATTACAAGAATTAACCTGCATGATACCAAGATCTCTTGTACCATTTGAATTATAATGAGATCTTGATTTTCCTAAATCACTTTCTTGTTGCATTGTACCTAATAAGAAAGCATAATAATGTTCTGGGTCAGAAGGATAGTATTTTTTACAAAGATCATATGTATATTTTTGTAGATCTTTACTAAATCCCCATTTCTCTACCAAATAATCATTATAAGGCGTTTTATCAAGACTTGCTTGATAAGCTTTATATTCTTTTTCATTACCTACATAATTACTGGCAATAAAATAAGACTTATTTTGATAAAGAATTTCTGTCCACTCTTCACCAGAATTGACAACTTGTACATCTTTTCCTTCAGATAATTTAAATGCAATATTATCTGAAGATGTTTTATCAGGAGATGTTCTAACATTTACAGTTGTAAATACTTTCTCCTGAATAGCATTATACCGCTTGTATCCAAGCTCATCTCCAATATACTCAGATTTAATATATCCAAGTCTACCATCAGAGATAAGAACTTTTATCCATTCTCCTTCATCATTTACTACATTAACCATTTTTCTTTGATCTAACGTTTCAATAATTTCAGAGTCAGTAGACTTTTCAGCCCTTACATTTACTTTGGTAAAAGTAACATTTTCATACTTCACCTTAGGTAATTCAGGCTGAGTCTCTTCTATAATTTCAATAGTCACATTTTTAGGATAATTATTTTTCATTTCAATTGTTGTTTCTGTTATAGAGGGAGGCTCAATAGTAGAAGAAGCTGTAGACTCTGCTTTAGTATTGTTATTATTACTCATTGAACTTTTAATACCAAATAGTAATATTACTAAAACAACAACTGAGACAGATCCAATGATATATATTATATTATCTTGGATCTTCTTCTTTAATAATTTTCTTTTTTCAGCTTTTTTTCTTGCTTCAATATTTTTGTTTCGTATTTCCCAGAATTTTTTCTGCCTTTCTTCACCAGTCACTGAAAATCACCCCCTTCAAAACACCAACTAACAAATTGATTTGTTTCTAAGTCTCTAATTCGAAAGTAAGAATTTCTATCATTCTTTACATAGATGGAAATTCTATATATGCATTCACTGATTGTTTCCAATATATCATTAGGTAATGGTAGCTCCTTAAACTTTAAACTAGGAGCAAATTTAATAATCTGATACATATTTTCTCCTTTTTACAAACATATCTACTAGTTTCATTTTTATAATATCTATTTAAAATAACCTTTTCTTAAAATTGAAATATTATTTTACAATGCACTTTTTTATAAAATTAATTTCTATATAAGGAGAGTTAAAAATATGGTAGAATTTAATGGAGCTCCATTCCAATATAATCCAGCCGTTACTAATATAAATATAGATAATCAGCTTGCTGGTATTCTATCTCAGTTTGGTGATGATTATGTAATGGATATTGTAAAAGATTCTATTAATAACCGATTTAGAATTTATGATTTGCCACGACCTAATATTGCTAATGCTTTTGAGATTACATTTAAAGATCTGACAGATGGATTTACATCTAATACAGATGAAATTTTAAATACTAGAAAAAGAGTATATACTAATATTATTAATATTATTTGTGATTATTATAATTTTACATATATTCAAAATGATGAAACAGATACTTTTTCTTCCGCTTATTGGCTTTATGAAGTGTTTGTTTCTAATTTTACTAGTTCACTTATTAATTTTTATACTCTATACCTAATTAGAGAATCTTCTTCTATTTATTCAGCACTTAATCTAGAAGAAAGAAATAAAATTAATGAAACTACTTATCAATATTCTAAGAGATTATTTAAAGATTCAAAGATTGCTAGTATACATTGCAATCTTGAATATGTAATCGATCAAATTAGTAATTTTGATATAAATTTATGGACTATTCTAAATACAATTTATGCAGCTAATTCTAATATTGCTAATTATATTTTGAGTATTATTAAAGATAATACTGGAAGATTCTTTAAAGATTATTATGAATCGTTTCTTTATGGAAAAGAAGCCGCAGACATTTTAACTCAAATTAAATTAAATTTACAGCAACTTGGTGGAGAAATTGAGCCTTTGGGAGAGTAGGTAAAGAAAAATAAATGACAGAAGAAATACTTAAACCTCATGACAAAGAAGAGAGGTTTATATGTATATTTTGTGCTATGATTTATTATACAAAAATTTATTCTGATAGAGAGTCATTTAGAAAATATTATGATAAAATCTGGGCAAAATGTCCTAGATGTGGTATAATTAGTTATAAATCTGTAGATAGAGATAGATCAGACCCAAATGGAGAAATTAAAGATGAATAATACGGATAATAAAATTAATGAAGCATATGATAAGTTTTTAGATTTATCAAAAAATATTACAGAAGAAAATCTAGAAGCTTCTAAAAATAATATTGAAAATATTAAAGATGAACTTTCTGATGAATTAGATAAAGTTGAAATTTCAGAAAATAATATAAATTCTAATGAATCAATAATGACAACTGGTACATATAATCCTATTACAGGAGATGTAGCAGTTGCTGCAGCATCTGATAATATCAAAGTTCTTTCAGATAATCATTTTAATAAGTTTACAAATACTAATAATATTCCTCTCACTATTGAAGAGATTAAAAAATTAGTAAGTACGTCTGATATTAATTATAAAGAATTAGATGAATTAGAGGATGGATTAAAAGTAAATGATTTAATTCAAAGAAAAATTAAAGGTAAAAAGATTACTTATGAAGAACTTCCAAAATTCTTAAAAAGAACTGTAGAAGATATTGCTATTCAATCAGCTGACAAAGCTCCTAGTTTTGCATATTTAAATAATAGATCTAATTTAAATTATATTTCTAATCTATTAATTCAGCAGTTAGTAGATGAATATAATAAAAAGAATATTGGTATTGATATAGATACAATGCTTAAAGGATTTGATGAATTTGATAAAATGCAAAATGATATATCAAAAGAATTTGGTGACATGCTAATGACTTTTGATGATGAAAGAAAAGCAGAAATCGATGCAGCTATTGAAAGATGTAAAAAAGAAGGAAAAGAAGATTCTATTGAGAAACTTCAAAAAATGAAAGATGTAATTGATGATGCTTATAATCTTGATAAATTTTCTGAGTTTTGTAAAAAAGTAAGAATTAAGAAATTTGATTTAGAGAAACCAAAAAAGGTCTTTTTATCATTTAATTCTAAATATGAAAAGCATGCTAATAATATTAATGATATTCAATATTGTCCTATTGTATTAGATAGACATCTTGAAGATCATAACAGTAATCTTAAATTATGCTTAGCATTTTGCAAGTATTGTATGAACTTTTCTCCAGATAATATTGAAGATCATACTTTTATGTATTATTTTATTAGAAATATTATTTTGATTGATAGAATTAATCCTAAAGGCAGACTTTATGAAACAATGGATGAAAAATCAAAGATTTTTTATGATGGATTTATTTCTAATCTCAAAAAATGCATCTTTAATTTAAATAATAGATAATAACATTAAATTAAAGATGTCATTTTGATGCCCATTTCCTTCATTTTGACTCTTGCCTATATTCTTTATACCTCCTTATTTTGTTTTGCGTGTGCGTTGTATGGTTTTCATTTTATTGTTGTAATAAGATTTTTCCACATTTGATCTTATTACTCACAAGGCATGATTCTTCCTATTTTTAGTGCTCATTGAATTCATGCGTGGTGACCTCCTTTCTGACTGATTGCAAAAGAAGCCCAGTAGGTTATTCCTACTGGGTTTTCTTTATTTTTAATTAAAACTTTATAATAATCAAACTAAGTGAAAGGTATGGTATGTATAACAATGCTTTTAGATAGTTCATATACAATCATTCCACAGATTAGATTTACACTTTCTTTTGATAACGATGTAACTAAAACTGTCACTGTAAGGCATGAGGATACTATATCATGCACTTATAAAAAGAATGGGGAAAAATTCTTCATTGTTGGTATAGTAACCAAGATTGGATGTAATTTTAACTCATCTCTTGGGGCTGTTGGTACCACAGCTTATATCCAGATCGATGGATCTTCAGAGTATTCTGGACAAATTATTTATGTTCAACCTTCTCAGATTCTTGACATTAATGTAATTTCTACTTCTGGTCTTACCGAAAATATTGTATGTTCAGTAGATAATGAAGATCAGAGAATTACTTTAGTTAGAGAAAATGAGGTAGGTGTATTCCAATATAGTCTTGATGGTATGACATGGAATGCTGCTGTTGGAGCTCAAGGAATGTCTGCATATGAATGTGCAGTTGCTCTTGGGTTTGAAGGAACAGAAGCTGAATGGCTTACTAGTCTTATTGGACCTAAAGGAGATACTGGAGAAGCTGGAGCTCTTGAAATCTTTAGAGTTTTCCATTCTATTGTAGAAGCAGAAACTGATAGATGTGAAGTTCCTGTTGGAAAGCTTGTTGCTATTGTACTTGATGACACATATTTATTCGTTAGAAAAGATGATAGTGGCTCAAATTGTAACTGTGGTTGTGGATGTTTCATAGATTCTGATGGAAACACTGATCCAATTTCTGTAAAAGGATACGATTATCTTGGTTCTCTTACTGTTGGTCCCGAGGGTCCACAAGGTAAACCAGGTAAGTCAGCATATGAATATGCTGTTGAAGGTGGATATCCTGGAACAGAAGAAGAATTTATGCATACGCTTGGTAAATCTGCTGTTGCTGTTACTAGTTTCTTTATGGGCAAAGATCCAACTTTACAGGATACTGTAATTGGACCTATTGATATGAAAGTTTTCGGTTATACTGATAAAGAAACTTTTAAAAGTACAGAACTTTCAAGAATTGATATCTATTCCTTTATTAGAGATATTAATCAAACATTAATATTCCCAGAAACTATTACTCTTAGAGCTGTTCCTACCCTTAATACAGCAGCTAAACCAAATCTTATTATAGATGGTAAGATGTATGTAGCAGATCATATTACTACACATGATGGTAAAGTAGGAGTATTAAGAAGGGTTAAATATATTAAATCTTATAGTGGTGAAACTATTATATCTGATTGGATTTCTTCTACTGGTGAACTTGATTATGGTGCTGAAATTCAGTATGTAATCGATGGAACTTTTGAAGAGTTTACTCCAGAAGTTCAAATACAATATAGAAAACTTCACACATATGATAATGTAACTACTATTGAAACTACTGAGTCTACTTATATTTCTATTGTATATCCGATTGATATTACTAAATTTGTACATACCTATGTTTCTACATATATTGAAGAGCATAAAGAAGAAATTATAACTCCTATTGTAAGGGAGCTTATGGATCTTCCTGAAGGGGAAACAGTTACAACGTATATAGAAAAATTAATTAAAGAATCTGTAGGAGAGCTTCCTGAAGGATATGATTCAGTAGTAGATTATATTTCTGATATTATTGGAGAATTACCTGAAGGTATAGATTCTGTTACAGATTATATTAAATCTATACAAGATGAAATTGGAGAACTTCCTGAAGGAACAACCTCGTTAGTTGACTATATTAAAGATATGGTTGGAGAAGTTCCAGAAGAATATAGTTCAATTTCTGAATATATAGCTGCAGTAAATAATAAAATTGGTGAAATTCCTGAAGAGTATGATTCTATAACTGAATATCTTACTGCAATTAATGATAAAATTGGAGAACTTCCTGAAGGAGCAGTTTCATTAGTTGACTATATTAAAGATACAATTGGTGAAATTCCTGAAGAGTATAGTTCTGTAATTGATTATCTTGATGCTGTAAAAGATGCTATTGGAGAAGTGCCAGAAGGATATACATCTCTTGCAGAGTATATTAATGATATTATTGGTACTCTACCAGAAGAATATAGTTCTATAACAGATTATATTGCATCTATTAAAAACTCAATCGGAGAACTTCCAGAAGAATATAATACAGTAGTTGAATATCTTGCTGATCTTAAATCTAAGATTGGTAGTATTCCTGAAGAATATAATTCTGTTGCTGAATATATTGAAGCACTTGTTGGAGAAATTCCAGAAGGCTATAATTCTGCAATAGATTATATTAAACGTAAAATTGGTAATATTCCTGAAGAATATGATGATGTATCCAGTTATATTAGTGCTAATACAGAATTCCAGCAACCATTTACAACTACTGTTGATATGGGTGCTGTATCTGCTGGTACATATATCGATTCTATGGATAAGATGATTGATCTTGTTAAAGAAGCTGTTAATCCTACTGTACCAACAGAAACTTTAGATGTGTATGTAGGTGTAACTAATAATATTCCTGTTGGACTTAATGGATTAACTAAAGATGAGGTTGCTACAGCTAGTATTATGTATGCATCTTATAAACACTCTTATAATTCTAATAATCAACATCTTGTATTTGCTGCTCCTATATCTATTGGGGAATTATACTCAATTAAAGATATAAGTGGACTTGAGTGTTCTAATATTTGGTCAATGGTTGAAGCGGATAATTATTATATATATTATACTAATGAACCCCTCACTATTAATGACTATAATATTACATTTTACTATAGATAATAGGAGGGAAATTATTTATGCTTAGAACAATTCAAGGTTTTGAATTAAAAACAAGAGAAGCAATAGATAATAGACTCGTATTATCTAAGGTAGATATGTTAAATATTAATGATAATCAGATGCCTGATAAATATTTTTCTGTATGTAAGGATGATGGTTATCTTTATATCTATAATAAAAATGCTTCTCTTATATCTTCTGAAACCGGAAAATTTAAAAAGTATTCTTATTGCAAAATTGAGTCTATTACTATTAATGGTAGAGAACTTCCTATTGAAGATCTTACTGTAGATATACCTCTTGCTACTCATGAAGCATTTGGTGTTTCGATGGCTGGTAAAGGTATTAAAGTAACTAATGGTGTCTATAGTCTTGATTTTAATGCAATAGATGATGATTCTATTCCGATTGAGAAGGTTCAATGGGAAAATGCTATTATAGTACGTGGATATCTTTATAATGGTGAATTTTATCAAGATGAAGATCATAGAATTAAATATGTACCATATGAGTACAAAATTTATGTTGATATAACTTCCTCCACTATATTTATTTATAATGGAGAAAATTATATATCTGCTATTGCAAATGTACCTTTTGCTTCTGATACACTTCCAGGAATTTTGAAACTATATCAAAATACTGGAGTAAATACAGATGGGTCAATCTCTCAAAAGATTGTAACAGATGAATTAAATCAAAGGTTTAAAATGAGTACAAATGCTGCAGAAGAAACTATTATATTTTCGAACAATTAAATAAACTATTAATCTTATTTCTATAAAGGAGATAATTATTATGGCTTTTACACCTACTTATGAGCATAATCAGACTATGACTAAGCTTAATGTCAATGGTTCTATCTATTGGCTTAAGGATGCTGATGTTCGTACTCTTATTGCTACTTTTGGTGATGCTGTTCTTAAGAATGTAGATACTACTTTTACTGAGGATAGTGTTAACCTTGTTACTTCTAAGGCTATTCAGGATTGGGTTGAAGAGCAGATTGCTGACCTTGTTGGTGTTATGCACTTCAGAGGCATTATCACTAAGCAGGCAGAGGAATCCGATGCTGATGCTATTGCTCGTGTTATTACTGATCCTGCTGCTGGTGATGTAGTTATTATTCAGGGCAATGGTAAGGAGTATATTTACAATGGTACTGCTTGGGAAGAGGTTGGTGATCAGAATATCTATCTGACCATTGCTGCTGCAGCTGCAACCTATGTTCCGAAGACTACTACTGTTGCTGGTATTGCTCTTGATCATAATATTACCGTTTCTGAGCTTGAGGCTGCTACTGCTCTGAATCTTAAGGCTCTTGCACACAAGGATTCTGCTACTGGCACTCTTGCTACTGCTGATTCTATTGATGATATCACTGTAGCTAAGGCTGGTGAGTATGCTGTTGCTGGTAATACTGTTGCTGTTCCTCAGACTTGGAATGCAATGGATGTAACTCCTGCTGGTAGCGTTGCTATTACTGCTGGTACTGCTGCTGCAGCTACCTATGATAAGACTGCTTCTGCTACTATTGCAGCTGGTGCTGTTGGTGAGGGTCAGACTGCTAACTATACTCCTGCTGGTACTGTAACCCTTCCGACCATTACTGCTGCTGTTACTCTTGGTAAAGAGGCTGTTGCTACTGTTACTGATGCTGGTACTGCTTATACTCTGTCTGATGGTGCTGTTACCAAGGCTGCAGATACTACTGCTAAGTTTGTTAAGAAGGGTGTTTCTTTTGAGATGGATGCAACTGATACTGAGCAGTTGAATCTTGCTTATGTTGCTACGACTGATACCACCTTCTATACCGATGCAGTTACTGAGGCTGGTGCTATTACTTATACTAAGCAGACCATTTCTGGTGCACTTCCGACCTTTGGTACGAAGGATGTTGCTACTAGTGTTACCGCAGCTACTGCTACGTATGATGGTGATGCTTCCTTCTCTGGTACCGGTACTGTTATTAGTGCAACTCTTGGATATGAGACTGCTAATGCAACTGTTACTCAGCCTACTTATACTGCTGAGTTCTCTGGTACTGCTAAGTCTGTTACTCCGACCGCTGCTACTACTACCGATGCTCTTGCTGATGGTTCTATTACTGTTGCCACTGAGACTAAGTCTCTTACTCTTAATAAGACTGATAAGACTGTCACTGTTTCCTAATTTGGATTTTGATACTTATCTCTCAGATAATAAGGGAGGGAATATACTTCCCTCCCTTATTTTTTATTAAAGTTACATTTAAATAATTATGATAAAATTAAGCACCAAATAATTTAATAAATATAAATTTATAAAATATTTTAATGGATTGAAAAATGATATCCATTCAGATTAATTTGCTTTCTTTTTGAAAATAGAAAAAAGGAGTAATATAGATGAGTAATGATAAACGAGGTGCAGCCATCGTCAAAAGAGATAGCACCGAAAATTGGTTAAAAGCCCAGAACTATATTCCTCCACTTGGTACAATTATTATAATGGAGAATAAAGATGGGTCTCAGATTATAAGATTTGGTAATGGATTTACTAAACTTCATGATCTTCCAGATCTTAAACAAGAGATTAATTCAGCACAAAATAAATCTAAATATATTGAAAATGAAGAATTGTTAGAACTTTAGAAATATTTAAGGAGGAAATATTCATGGCAGATATTTCTAAACTTAAAGTAGAAGGTACAATTTATAATATTAAAGATCTGACTGCTAGAAATAATGCATCTAATGCTTTAAAAAATGATGAAATTTACTCTTCTACTCAGCCTAGTTCAGGTACTCAGAATGTGGGAGCATTTTGGACTCAAATTATTGAAGTTGTTTAATTATTAATTATATATAGCACCAAGGGAGAGAAAATTTAAATGAAAAAGCATGATCCAAATTCTGTTTGGTTATCAGTACTTATACCAGCTTACAATTGTTCTAAAACTATAGGTAGACTATTGGATTCTATTATTATACAGAATGATAATGATATTGAAGTTATTATATGTGATGATCATTCTACTGATAATTTTATGAATCAAGTAGTACCTTATATGGATAAGCTCAATATTAAATATTTTCAAACAATTCCTAGAGATCTTCATTGTCCTGGAAATACTAGATTTGATGCTTGGCATCATGCTACTGGAGAATGGATAACTTTCATCGATAATGATGATATGTTTGAGCCAGGTGCCTTTGAAAGGGTAAAATATGAAATTGAAACTTATAATGAAGAAAGATTTGTATTTACTACTTTCAGAGATTATATTGTAGAATCTAATTCATATATGCGGGTTTTTGATGGAATAACCTGGATGCATGGAAAATGGTATAATAGGTACTGGCTTATTGAAGAAGGAATTGATTTTAAAGAAAACTTGTATAGCCATGAAGACTTATACTTCAATGATCTTGTAAGCTCAATTATGGTTGGTAGAGGATATTCTTATAGAAAAATAGAAGATTTTTATACTTATAAATGGGTATATAGACCTGATTCTATGAGTAGAAAATATGCTAATATGAAAAATAGTTACATTGAAACATATTTCAAAGATTATATTTATGCTACTATCGAACCTTGGCTTACTGCATATCATAGATTTCCTGATAAAGAGGATTATTATTTTAGACAATTGTGTTCTATTATTCTTTATCTTTATTTTTATTATCAGAGTTTTGTCTGGTCCAAGGGTGAAGATAATGTGGTAAAGGATAATATTAATAGAATAAGATATGTAGTAAATAGAACTTGTAAAGAATTTAATAAAACAAGACAAGATATTCTTAATTTCCTCTATTATGATCCTGTTTATTATAATAGGATTAAACATGAAGCTGAAATCGGAAACTGCGAGTTTATTGAAGTGGTCAGTCTATTTAATTTTATTAATTCTTTATAATATTAGATATCATTTGTGAAAGGAATTAACATCGATGGCTGGCAATTACGTTAAAACAAAACGTCATGTATTAACAGATGATGGTTATAAAGTTCTTTCACAATGGAGCAATGCTAATTCTGTGGAGATGGATAATGGTAATTCAGTACAAACTGAAGTTACTAATCTTAAGAATACTGCTACTACAGCAGCTGCAGGATTAATGTCTTCTAGTGATAAGAAAAAATTAGATACCATTGATACATCGGCAAATAATTATACTCATCCAAGTTATACAACAGCTGCAAATGGATTATATAAAGTTTCTGTAGATTCAACTGGACATGTATCTTCCGCTGTAGCTGCTGTCAAATCAGATATTACTGCATTAGGTATTCCTGCACAGGATACTACATATGCTGCTGCAACTGGTAGTAATGCTGGACTTATGACTGCAGCAATGGTTAATAAACTTGCATCTGTAGATACTAGTGCTAATAATTATACTCATCCTTCTTATACTAGTTATGCTAGTGGATTAAGAAAGTTTACTGTAGATACTAGTGGACATGTATCTGCTACTGCTGCTGTTGCAAAATCTGATATTACAGGTTTAGGTATTCCTGCACAAGATACTACATATGCTGCTGTAACTACTGCTGCTAATGGTCTTATGACTAGTGCAGATAAGACTAAACTTGATTCAGTTGCAGCTTCTGCAAATAATTATGTTCATCCTTCTTATACTTCTGCAGCATCTGGAATGTATAAAGTTACTGTAGATGAAAATGGACATGTTAGTGGAGTTGCAAATATTCTTAAATCTGATATTACCGCATTAGGCATTCCTGCACAAGATACTAATACTACATATGCAGCATTTACTAGTGCTGCTGCTGGTTTAGTTCCTGCTGCTAAATCTGGTACTACTAATTATGCTACTACTGGATATGTTCTGACTGGTGCAGGTTGGGCTGCTGGTACTAAATATAATACTGATACTAATACTACATATGCTGCTGTAACTACTGCTACTAATGGTCTTATGACTAGTGCAGATAAGACCAAATTAGATGGTATTGATGAGAATGCTAATGCATATACTCATCCTTCTTATACTAGTTATGCTAGTGGATTAAGAAAGTTTACTGTAGATACTAGTGGACATGTATCTGCTACTGCTGCTGTTGCTAAGAGTGATATTACTGCATTAGGTATCCCTGCACAAGATACTACATATACTGCAGCTACTACTACTGATAATGGTTTAATGACTGCAGCCGATAAGACTAAATTAGATGGTATTGCAGAAGGAGCAAATAACTATACTCATCCTTCTTATACTAGTTATGCTAGTGGATTAAGAAAGTTTACTACTGATACCAGTGGGCATGTTAGTGCTACTGCTGCTGTTGCTAAAGCAGATATTACTGCTCTTGGCATTCCTGCACAAGATACCACATATGCAGCATTTACTAGTGCCACTGCTGGTCTTGTTCCGGCTGCTGCTAGTGGTACTACTTCTTATCTTACTTCTGGTTATGTATTAACCGGAGCTGGATGGAAGGCTGGTACTAAATATAATACTGATACTAATACTACATATGCTGCTGTAACCACTGCTGCTAATGGTCTTATGATTTCTAGTGATAAGGCCAAATTAGATGGCATTGCAGAAGGAGCAAATAACTATACGCATCCTTCTTATACTAGTGCAGCATCTGGATTGTATAAAGTAACAGTAGATGCATCAGGACACATATCTGCTACTGCTGCTGTTGCTAAAGCAGATATTACTGCTCTTGGTATTCCTGGTAGTGATACTAATACTACATATGCAACATTTACCAGTGCTGCTAATGGTTTAGTTCCTGCAGCAAAGAATGGTACTACTAACTATGCTACTACTGGTTATGTATTAACGGGAGCAGGTTGGGCTGCTGGTACTAAATATAATACTGATAGTAATACTACTTATGCTGCTGTAACCACTGCTGCTAATGGTTTAATGACTTCTAGTGATAAGACTAAATTAGATGGTATTGCTGCTGGAGCTCAAGTTAATACTATTACTGGGGTTAAAGGTAATGCTGAAAGTTCTTATAGAACTGGAAATGTAAATCTTACTCCTGCTAATATTGGTGCTATTCCATCATCTGAAAAAGGTGCATCTGGTGGAGTTGTTCCTCTTAATTCGTCTGGGACTATCGATTCTACATATCTTCCAAGTTATGTGGATGATGTATTAGAATATTCTTCTAAGAGTGCATTTCCTGCAACTGGAGAATCTGGAAAAATTTATGTTGATACATCCGTAGAGGAGAATAATACATATAGATGGAGTGGTAGTACTTATATTCTTATTGCTAAGAATACTAATACTACTTATACAATTTCTAAGAGTGGATCGACTGTTACTTTGACTGGTAGTGATGGATCAACAACCAGTTTTACAGATTCTAATACCACTTATTCTACTTTTACCAGTGCTGCTAATGGTTTAGTACCTGCAGCAAAGAATGGTACTACTAACTATGCTACTACTGGTTATGTATTAACTGGAGCGGGTTGGGCTGCTGGTACTAAGTATAATGTAGATAATAATACTACATATGCTGCTGTAACTACTGCTACTAATGGTCTTATGACTAGTGCAGATAAGACTAAATTAGATGGTATTGCTGCTGGTGCTAATGCATATACTCATCCTTCTTATACTAGTTATGCTAGTGGATTAAGAAAGTTTACTGTAGATGCTAGTGGACATGTATCTGCTACTGCAGCAGTAGCTAAAGCTGATATTACAGGCTTAGGTATTCCGGCTCAGGATACTACATATGCTAACTTTACATCTGCAGCCTCTGGTCTTGTTCCGGCTGCTGCTAGTGGTAGTACTTCTTATCTTACTTCTGGTTATGTATTAACCGGTGCTGGATGGAAAGCTGGTACTAAGTATAATACTGATACTAATACTACTTATGCTGCTGTAACTACTGCTGCCAATGGATTAATGATTGCAGCAGATAAGAGTAAATTAGATAGTATTGATGAAAATGCTAATAACTATACGCATCCTTCTTATACTAGTGCAGCATCTGGATTATATAAAGTAACAGTAGATGCATCGGGACATGTATCTGCTACTGCTGCTGTTGCAAAAGCAGATATTACTGCTCTTGGCATTCCTGGTAGTGATACTAATACTACTTATGCTAACTTTACATCTGCTGCTGCTGGATTAGTACCTGCTGCTAAATCAGGTTCAACCAACTATGCTACTACTGGTTATGTATTAACGGGAGCAGGTTGGGCTGTTGGTACCAAGTATAATGTAGATAATAATACTACATATGCTGCTGTTACTACTGCTGCTAATGGATTAATGATTGCAGCTGATAAAATTAAGCTTGATTCAGTTGCAGCTTCTGCTAATAACTATACTCATCCTTCTTATACTAGTTATGCATCTGGATTAAGAAAGTTTACTACTGATACTAGTGGACATGTTAGTGCTACTGCTGCTGTTGCTAAGTCTGATATTACAGGTTTAGGCATTCCGGCTCAAGATACTACATATGCTACATTTACTAGTGCTGCTAATGGTCTTGTTCCTGCAGCAAAGAATGGTACTACTAACTATGCTACTACTGGTTATGTATTAACTGGAGCGGGTTGGGCTGCTGGTACTAAGTATAATACTGATACTAATACTACTTATGGTGCTGTAACTACTGCTGCTAATGGTTTAATGATTGCAGCAGATAAAGTTAAAGTAGATTCTATTAGTGGTATTTATCCAGTTAAAGGTACTCAGACTGCAGTGACTGGATCATGGACTGGAGAGATTGATGCTCCTGCTCTTTATGATGGAATGACAATTGCATATTATCTTCCATATAATGGATCTGGTAATGCCACACTTAATCTTACTTTAAATGATGATACAACAACTGGACCTATTAACTGTTATTTTACCAATAATTCTAGACTTACTACTCATTATGGTGCTGGTAGTACTATTCTACTTACATATTGGTCAGCTGGATCTATTAAAGTTTCTGGTACTGCTACTACAGATAATAGATGGACTCATGCTGATCATAATAGTAATACCACATATAATGTTGTAACCAGTGCTGCTAATGGTCTAGCTCCAAAATTAAGTAATAATGCTGGACAATATTTAAATGGTACTGGTGGATGGACAGTACCGACTAATACTACATATGCTGTAGCTACTACTGCTGCTAATGGTCTTATGACTGCAGCAATGGTAACTAAACTTAATGGTATTGCAGAAGGAGCAAATAATTATACTCATCCTTCTTATACCAGTTATGCTAGTGGATTAAGAAAGTTTACTGTAGATGCTAGTGGACATGTTAGTGCTACTGCTGCTGTAACTAAGTCTGATATTACTGCATTAGGTATTCCTGGTAGTGATACTAATACTACATATGCAAATTATGTAGGAGCAACAACTGCAGCTTCTGGTACTGCTGGACTTGTTCCTGCAGCTACTACTGCTCAAAGATTATTATTCTTAAGAGGAGATGCTACTTGGCAAACTCCAACCAATACTACATATGCAGTAGCTACTACTGCAGCTAATGGTTTAATGACTAAAGATATGGTTATTAAACTTAATGGTATTGCTGCTGGTGCTAATGCATATACTCATCCTTCCTATACTAGTTATGCTAGTGGACTTCGTAAATTTACTGTAGATGCTACTGGACATGTCAGTGCTACTGCTGCTGTTGCAAAATCTGATATTACAGGTTTAGGCATTCCAGCTCAGGATACCACATATGCTGCAGCTACTACTGCTGCTAATGGCCTTATGACTACAGATATGGTAACTAAGCTTAATGGTATTGCTGCTGGTGCTAATGCATATACTCATCCTTCTTATACTAGTGCAGCATCTGGATTGTATAAGATTTCAGTAGATGCATCTGGACATGTAAATGGTGCTACAGCTGTTGCTAAAGCAGATATTACTGCATTAGGTATTCCTGGTAGTGATACCAATACTACATATGCAGCATTTACATCTGCGGCTGCCGGATTAGTTCCCGCAGCAAAAAATGGTACTACTAACTATGCTACTACTGGTTATGTATTAACTGGTGCTGGATGGCAAGCTGGTACTAAGTATAATGTAGATAATAATACTACTTATGCAGTATTTACTAGTGCTGCTAATGGTCTTGTTCCTGCAGCAAAGAATGGTACTACTAATTATGCTACTTCTGGTTATGTATTAACTGGTGCTGGATGGCAAGCTGGCACTAAATATAATACTGATACTACTTATGGAGCAATGGGAGCAGCTACTACTGCAGCTGCTGGTACTGCTGGACTTGTTCCTGCTCCTGCATCTGGTGCAGCTAATAGATACTTAAGATCTGATGCTACATGGCAAGTTCCACCAGATAATAATACTACATATGCAGTATTTACATCAGCTGCTAATGGTCTTGTACCTGCTGCTAAATCTGGTTCAACCAACTATGCTACTACTGGATATGTTTTGACTGGTGCAGGTTGGGCTGCTGGTACTAAATATAATACTGATACTAATACTACTTATGGTGCTGCTACATCTGCTGCACAAGGACTTACTAAAGCTTCTTATGTAACAGGAACTACTCTTGTAGTATTCTAAACATTTATTTTTATAACATTATTTTTAAATAATTATGTAGGAGAGGAGTATTTCCTCCTCTCCTATATTTAAAACTTTAAATTAATAATGTTATGAAAGGATAGTCAGATCTATGGGACTCATAACTACAGATAGCCAGTATTATGAAGATATTGCTGATGCTATTAGAGAAGTTAATGGAACTTCTGAAACTTATACACCTGCTACCATGGCTGATGCTATTAGGAACCTTGGATCTGTTAAAGGTGTAAAAGGTAATGAAGAAGAAAATTATAGAACAGGTTATGTAAATCTTACCCCTGCAGATATTGGTGCTATGCCGACTACTGCAGTTCCAGCATCTGCTGAGTCTGCAACTAAAGATGCAGATGGTAATATAATTTCTACTACTTATGAAAAACTTGTAAATGTAACATCTAAAGGCGATGCTACATTACCTGTATATTTTGATGCCAATGGAGTAGCTATTCCTATTTCTAGTTATAGTGGAAATTCTAATACTGCATCTAAGTGGCATACTCCTATAATGGTTAAAGTAGGAGAAACATCTAAAGAGGTAGATGGTTCTGCTGCTATAACATATACAAAAGATGAGATAGGTTTTATCACTGCTAATGTAGATGGTGAAACTTTAGTTCTTAAATAATTTGTATTTATTTCAACTCCAATATAATGCCTATATTTGGAGGTACTATTTTTATGCCTAATTTTAAATATATTGAGATTCCACCTTTTAGTAGAAGAGAAGGGGACGCTCTTTTATTTAATCAAGATGGATATCTCGAATATTATATACCAGAAGACTATTTTGGTGATGGTAAATCTACATCTGCAAGTATTCAAGGTTCTTATATTGAAATTCTTGGATCTTTCTTATATAGAATTTATTCAGCTGATGGGACTCCTGGAAAATTAATGACTTTTTCTTTTCCTACAAAATTTATTTGTAGACCACGATCTATAGAAAAGAAAAAAGATATCATTCTAGAAGATCATTTAGACGCTTCTGATTATAGGATTCTTAGATTTGAGAAAGATGATCAACTTATTACTAGATGTCATGTAGAACAGAATATTGATAATGTATCTGAATTATTTAGATTACATATCCAAACAGGTAGAATTCCTAATAATCTTGACTATTCTTCTCTTTATAAATTTCCTTTTGAATGTATGGAATTAAACTCTAAGGGATATTCTGTTCATGCTCAAGCAATGGGTCTTATCTATTCAAAGATTTGTAGAGATCCGGATGATGTATCTAAACCTTTTAGATTATCTAAATTAATTGATAAACAGATGACTGGATATAAGCCTGTTTCTATTAAAGAAGCAGCTAAATATATCTCACCATTCGTTTCACTTACATCTGAGAATTTGGATGTATCTATCATGTCTTCTGTATTATTATCCGAAGAGGAGAAAACTGGAAGAAGGCAACATAAAGAAAGTCCATTAGAGAGAGTTCTTATGATGTAATTTACATATATATACTAAATATAGGCTTTAAGCCAACATTAGAATAAATTATATATCTGATTTTAGATTATATAGTTCTTTATAATTATAAAGGAGGATACAGCTTATGTATGCTGGAACTAAAGTAAATTGGCATGAAGTGCTGATGAGCGATACAGTTACTGCTAATAATAACGAGTCGCTTCCTCTGTTTCTTTGTGTCTTTTCAGCAGATAAGGGTACCGAAGAAATTACTGACTATACTTATGCTGACTTTAAACGTATGTATGGTAATAATGCTGATTTCTTTAAACATGGTCAGCCTTTAATTCAAGCACATAAGATCCTTGCAGCTGGTGGTAGAGTTCTTGGTAAGAGACTTGTTGCTGATGATGCTACTCTTGCTAATCTTATTATTGTTGCAGAGATTATTTCTGAGAATGTTCAGAAGAAAGATGCCAATGGTAATCCTATCTATCTTGATGAGGATGGAAATGAGACTACTACTGTAACCGAAACTCCTGCTACTGAGAAGAAAGTTACCGTTAAGTATACTAGGCAGAGTGCTCAGAATGCTAAGACGATTGATCAGGTTGAGGCTGCTGCTGCTGATATTCAGACTGCTACTAAGTTCCCTATTTTCATTATCTGTGATAATGGTAGAGGTGTTTCTTATAAAAACGTAAGAATTTCTCCAGACTACGATGCTTCTAAGACTTTAGACTTTATGCTTTATAATATCCAGGATATTGAAGGTACTACGGTTGTTGAGTCTAAGAGATTTTCTGGAGATCCCGATGCTATTACTTATATTTCTAATGTAAAAAGAAATATGGGACTTCAAAAGAGCACTATGATTCAGTTTAATACAAAATATTATACTGATGGATTTAATGCATTCGTAGAAAAGCTTGCTACTGAAGCTGGATATGTTGATGCTAGTGGAAATCCTGATCTTGATACTTTGTATGGTCTTGATTTCTTATTTGCTAAGAATAAGAAAGGTGTTGATCTGACTACTTATAGTATTGATAGTAGTGATACTGATCTTACTGCTACTTATGGCTATACTCTTGTAAATGGTAACAATGGTGCATTTGGTGATGCTCCATTCCCTGGAGAGGCAGCTAGTGCAGAATGGACTAGTCAGGCTGAGGCTTATTTTGGTGGAGAATTCTCTGATGAAATCTATGATCTTGATTATCATAAGATTGATTTCTGCGTAGATGCTAACTATCCTGATGCTGTAAAGCATAAGATTTGTGAACTTGCAGATTTTAGAGAAGATTTCTTCTACTTTAGGGATCTTGGTCTTGATGTCAACAATCTTTCTGATGTTCAAACTAAAGTTAGTGATCTTGCTTGGGAGCACAGTCCTTTTGTTGGAGATTATATGACTACTTATGATGTCATTGATGAATTCTCCAGGAAGCAGATTAGAGTTACTATGCTTCATGGTGTAGCTCCTCTTCTGGTTAATCACTATATGAATAACCCGAATGCTCCTGTTGCAGGTGAATTTAATAACTTCATTATCACTGAGGCTATTGAGAATACTCTTAATGTTATTCCCAGAATTACTCCTCAGGTTGATATGAAGGCTATTCTTGATGATCTGAGAGTAAACTATGCTAATTATTCTTCTGATGATGGAATTGTTGCTGTTCAGTCTACTTATACATCTCAGGATCATTGGGGACCGCTTAGCTTCGCTTCTAATGTCATTATCACTCAGATGTGTATTAAGGATATTAGAAGATATTGTCCGAAGATCAGATTCATGCTTATGGATGGAAATGACTTTACTCAGTATAAGAAGCTGATTCAGGATAATGTTATTAGTTACTACGAGAAGTACTTTAAGTCTATCACTCTTATCTATACTAGAGATGATGATATGATTGCTCAGAAGATTTTCAATGCTTCTCTGTATTGCTACTATAAGGACTTCCCACAGGGTGAAATCTTTGATGTATTTGCTGTTGAAGGATCCCCTGATACGAATCCAGCATATTAATAAGGAGGAAGTAAAATATGGCTGCTGGTCTTAATTATATTAAGATGCCCAGAAGTGTAACTGAATACACTCTGATGAAAGGTGTCACTGATTTTTCTAATTTAAAACAGTTTGATGTCTTTGAATCAGGATATTCCTTCCTTACTGTTGTTGGTGTTCCTGATTTTATGACTCAATTGGGTTCCAGAAATGCTGCTGTTAAGAACCTTCAAGATAGCTTTGTTCATATTATGGAGGGTGAGTTCAGAGGCCTTTCTGGCATTCCTGATATTACTGCTGATGCTGGCACTATTTCTAATGGTACCAATGAAATGATGATTATTAATAACGTAACTATGGATACTTCCATTACTGTTGAAATGACATTCTGGGAGAGATCTGGTTCTCTTATTACTAATTATCTTAACTATTATC